CCTGGTTTAAAGGTTTTTTTCTAACTATAGCAACTAAATCTTTATTAGTATAAAGACCTTTTTTAAAATCATTATAAAATGAAATTCCTTTTGGAGTTAGTTGAGATCTTTTGCTGCTTTTACCTGTGATAATAACTTCATCAAGAGTTCCTGCTCCTTCACCTTGCCATACATCAGCATCCATTATACTAGTTAAAGCATCGACAGTTAGTTCTCCATTATTCCAAGCGTCTGCCATAGTTTGAAAAAACTGCAAAGCTCCATTTGGCCCAGAAAAATCCATGTTAAAATCTGAATCAGTACCTGATTTTACAGCATTGTTTACTCCATAACCTAATTTATTCCATAAATTAAAACTTGAAGCTTTCTTTATATTTATTCTTTTACCAGAAAGCTCTTCTAAAAATGCCATAACAACCTCGTCAGCTCTACTTGTATCAGCTTTTTGAATTATTCTAAGATAAGCCTTAGGATCATTGTCCGCTAAATAAGATAGTATACTACCAGCAACAGGTTTAAACGCATTAGGATTAGTGCTAAGAGCCTCTGAAGCTATAACGTGATTGAGCTCATGAAATACTGTTTCACTAGCTTGATTAGCAATTGAATTTGTTTGACTAACAACAACATCGTAAACCAGCTTAGTTTCACCATTAGCCAGTGTTACTGTTGATACAAAAGTAGTACCATTAATTGTGCCGTCATTTATACCTTGTGTAAACTCTTCTAACTCTGCTTTTGCATCCTCTTCTGTTGTATTATTTTTAGGATCTTTAACTCTAGCGTCTAGCATTACTTTGTATCTAGATATCAAACTTGAGTTATCTCTTTCTAAAGCGTAATTAACATCTAAACCTTTTTTCTTTAAAGAACTTAAAAGATCAATACCTTTTGAAATATTAGCTACAAACATTTCGGTTATATGAACCTGTTCAGCTTCATTAAATATTTGAGTTTCAGAAGGATTATTTATAGAGTTTTTACCACTAGTAAGATTTGTAATTGCTATTTTTCTTATTCTATTTCTTTCTGCTTTTGGTAATAAATTAAATGTTTTAGTAAAAGCTTGAGTATATTCATTTCTAGCAGCAATTATAAATTCAAATTCTAATCTTAGTGGTTCTAATAATTTCTGCTTTGTTGCATTATCATAAGCCTGATTATTATTTATAGCTTTGGCTTTATCTTGTAAATCAGCTAAACCCTGCATAGCTTGCGTGTATATTTTAAAACCCTCTATATTGAGCTCTTTTAATTTAGGTTGTAAATCTAATAATATACCTTCATTTGCTCTTAACAACCCTTCTTGCTGACCTAGCATGTCTTGTACTTGCTCGTCAGTTAAACCTTTTCTAATAGTTTTTTCTTTAAACCTGCTGTCATATAACGATGCTTCTATGGTGTTCCACAAAGCTACATTGTACTTAAACTCAGCATTCATCTTAGGTGTTGACAAGGCGCTCATTATTCCTCCAGCAAATTGAGGTGCTACGTACATTGTATTTGAAAAAACTAAAGACATAAAGCCAGCTTCTTTCATACCTGTAAAAATAGGTCTTCCATCTATTATATTCTGTCCTGCTTGAGTTAAAGCTACCTCACCCGCAACATCTAATGCTACTAACTTAGCATACTCAGGTAAGCCATTCATTCTTCTTCTTGCCCAGTCATCTATTCCACCTACTAGTTTTTCAGCACCTACGGTTCCACTGTATTTACCTTTTAATGCTTTGAAGATTTTCCAATTAGGTAATTGGCCACCAACAAATTCTAAAGAACTATAACCTAGCATTGCAAGGTTCATGTCATTAAAATTATACTTTCTACCGCCGTTTAGCATTTCGTTATATCTTTCTCCAGCATACATACCGCCAGAAGTACCAGAAGCAACAGCCATACCAGCATACGGATTTCCAGTTAAATAAGTAGTACCTACAAGAGCAGCGTAAAATGGTGCCATTTCCAGACCTTGATCGAACAAGTATTCACCCATATTTCCCAAGCTACTAAAAGCATTATCAAAAGTAGGTGCTTCTACATATCTTTCTTTTCTTTTATTTCTATAATCTATAACATCACTTTGTATGTTTAGTAATTTTTCTTGTACATTTTTAATAGTCATGTCACTAGACGGAGCTCCACTAAACGTATCCATAAGACCTAACAACTGTTGTAATCCACCTAAAGCATAACTAGTTGAGTTTAATACTAAGTCTCCCGGCTCACCAAATCCACCAAAATATTTTTGTAATTGACTATAGTTTCTTTTTAACCATTCTATTTCATAAGAATCACTTACGTAATCTTTTTGATTATTTATGTATGCAGAATAATCTAATTGTATGTCTTCAAAAGCAAACTTTAAGTCTTTCTTAAAAGAATTAACACCTTCTATTCTTTTATTCATTGTATTAATAATAGAATTGTATTCATTTGATAATTCACTTATATCAAAACCGTTTGCTTGAGCTTCTTTTATTTCTTTAGCGAGTTCTTGTAATGTTGCTTTATCTTGATATATAGCAGTAGTTAATCTTCTTACGTTACCAGCTGTGTCACCTGTTTTTAATTTTTCAAGTCTGTCTTCAAAATCTAAACGTTCTTTAAATTCTTTTCTATTTATTGTTTCTCCTCTAAAATCTACGTATTTTGGAAGTTTACCCTTGTATATTTGCTCGTTTTTTCTAACTCTATTAAGTACAAAATCAAAAAACTCTTGTCTTTTTTCTTCTGGTAAACTCTCATAAAAATCTTTTTTTAATTGGCCGTTTGCTTGATCTATTTTTTTATTTTTTATAATCTCTCTAGCAAGACCGTGTACTTGGCTCGTAGTTATAGGTATAGAATTAATTACGCTTGAATTTTGTTGGCTTAATATCTCTCTTGCTCTATCTAATTCTTCTTCATATGGCTGATATGTTACTTCTTTAGTAGGTGCGATACCAAATTTAATGTCATTGTAGTCGCCTGTGCTTTGGGTTCTAACGCTAGTTTTAGGTGAAAAATCAATGTCATTAACAAATCTTTCTATTTCAAGTCTTTTATTTTCGCTTATAGTGGTGTCGATTACATAGTTGTCATATTCTTCTTCAATAGAACCTATATAACCAGTTCCTAATTCTTCAACGTCAGAGCCTGCGTTTTTATGAGCTTGTATGTACTCGCTAACTTTTGTTAATTTTTCAAAGCCTTTTTTATTTTCTCGTATAGAGTTTTTTAACTCTGCATGACTATATATTTGACCGTTTATTTTGTACTTATTTTTGTTTTCAATAATACCCTCAATAGCAACTTCATCTAAATTTTCAGCACCTTCTACGAGTTCTTCATCGTCTTCTGCCTTTACATCTGTAATTTCTGGTAGTTCTATGTCGTAATCATCTATATCAAAACTTGGATCTCCAATTCCTAATATTTGAGCTATAGTCGATGTTCTAAGAGGATCACCTTCTGCACTAGACCACTCATCAGCACCTATTGGTTTAGAAAACAAAACAACACCTCCGTCGGGTTTGTATTCTACCTTGTAAGAGCCAGCTCCTAAGTCATAAGTTTTATTTTCTTCAGGTAAATTTACTACCCTAGCCGCTTGCCTAGTTACTTCATTTCCAAAAGCTTCTAAATCAAATATTGTTTCATCACCTCTTTTAGTAAAGTATGATTCCGATGTAGAATCTACCGATGTTGATTCCGTATTTTTTTCGTCTGACTCCACAACAGGAATCGCATTCGCAGAGTCTTTTTCTTTTTTTGTTGCTTCGTTTGCTTTTACAGCAGTTTCTTTAGTTTCATCACTAAAGGCCTCAGCATTTAAACTTCCGTCAGATTTAAATTTAGACGGCGAATCTTCTTTTTCTTTTTCGAGCAAAGGTTCATTAGCTAGTTTCCAAGCTTTAACTTTTGCTTTCATTTCTTCTTCGCCTAAATTTTGATCTTGAAGTGAAGCCACATAAGTTTCTAGTTCGTTCATTTAACTTAATTTAATTCGTTGTCTTTTAAAAATTTTTGTGCTTTAGCTTTTTTAGCTTCTGCTAAATCAAATACAGCGGCGTCAGCCTTAACAACTGGAGGTTTGTTTTCTGTAAACTGCTTTAAATAATTATATAAAAAATAATTTTTATATTTTTTTTCAAACAAAACCTTTTTATCTTGTGACAAAGGTAGAACCTTACTATAATCCCAAGCTTCACTACCTGCGTTAGCGTTTTGAACCATCTGATCATCTTCCTCTACACTAGAACCTTTAGCTATGTATACATTCCAAGCAGCAACTGCATCCTGCTCTGAACTAAGCAAACCAGCTACTTCAGCATTTATAAAAGGATCTGTTTTACTCATGATCTTGTTTAAATCATATTTTAAAATATTTCTACCTTTTCCGTTTCCTAATTCTACAATTTCATAATCATATTTTCCTTCAGCGTCTTTTAGTATAAACTCTTCTGATATTGTAGCGTTTGGAAGTAATTCACCTGTATCTTTGTTTATCGCTTCCGCGGCAAAAACACCAACCTCGGTTAACAACCTCATCATGTCTTTGTTTATATCCGGAGTAGAAACCACTAAAGAACTATCAGAGTCTAAAATAGATTGCAACGTAGCGCTATTAATAACAAAATCTTCCTTAAAAGCTGGTCCACTAAAAACTATTTCTTGACTACCATCTAACAATATGTTTAAATTAACGTCGTAACCATCTGTTTTTGAAAATCCAGGTTTTTTATTTAAAACACAGTTCGCAACTAAAAAAACATAGCTATTATTAACGTCATAATTTTTTTCTTCAGTAGTACTTAATTCACCTGTTAAATTAGCCATAAAATCTAAACTAACTTGAGGAGCCGCCATTAATTGATTTAAGTATTTGTTTTCTAGAGTACAATATTCGTCTTCGCATTTATTATTTTGTATAGCTAATTTAAATTTAGCATAAGTTCTACCTGTTCCCTCATAGGCTTTATCAAACAAACCAAAATTAACATCTATAGGTTTTGCCATGTACTCCTTATTATAAGCCATTGCATCGCTCTGAAGCACTTGCTGTATACTAAGATTTATTAATATATTGTTATCTTCCATTTCTGTTTTTTTATGATAAAGCTGAACTAGCTATATTAGTTAAACCACCTACCATACCTGTTATAGCAGCAGTGCTATCAGCACTAGCTTGAGCTTCAGCAGCAGCTACTCCTGATATTTGAGCCGAAACTCTATCTAGTTGTTGTTGCTCTCTTCTTTCTGTTTGATTAAATACAAATTGTTTACCTGCTACATCGGCTTGCTGTAGTCTAGCTTGCTCTGATCTTAGCTGTTGTTGACGAGTTGCCTCTCCTTGAGCTCTAGCTTTTTCATTAGAAGCTTCTTGTTGTTCAATGCTAGCTGCTACACCTTTTTTACTTCTTAACGCAGCTTGAGCAAGAGCTGTAGCTCCACCAGCTGATGAACCTGTGGCTCTAAGAGTATCTAATGTAGACGCTAAAGCTATATCTGCTTCTTCTATTTGTATTTCAGCGGCTTTAGTTGCTACACCAAGATTAGCAAAAGGATTTGAAATCAAACTAGACAAGTCTTGTATTCCTTCATATGGATTTATTATCTCTTGTCTATTAGCTTCTAAAGATGCTAATTTACCTTCTAACATTTGTCTTTTACGACGCGCTTCTCTTTCTTTTTTCTTAGCTGCACTAGAGCCAAATATACCAGCACCAATGTTCAAAACAGTGCCGCCTAAGGCTATATAACTCATATTTTTTCTATTTTTTGTTTATCTTCTAGTTGCAAATAATACTCATCATATGTATTAACAACATTATTTTTTTCTAATTTTTTAATGTCTTTTTCATTAGTGGGATTAGAAAACACATTTGTAAAAACACAATCTTCAAGAGCATATACAGCTCTTTTTATACCTGGTTTAGATATTATAGTTTTTGGTGCTTCTATTGTTTGTCTACCATTTTCCTCATCTACTATTACCATTTTACCTTTTAATAAAAAACTAACATGTTGATGTAAATGTATCTTTCCTATTGCAAAAATCCCTTTAGGTATTTCTATTTGTCTTATATGCATACCATCTGCGAACGTATTTGTTACAGGGCAATTGTCAGTGTCATTAAAAAACACAGTGCCATCAGGTAAATCTTTTAAGCTTTCTTCAAAATTAACAATATTACTTCTTAGTTTTTTAGTAATTTTATTCATTTAATTTAATTTAATAACCGTTGTTTCCAATATACTCACTTGCTACAGAGAACAAAGTTTTTTCTCCGCCGTAGTCAGTTGTAGAATCTGTGCTTAATTTTACTACAGAGTAAAATCCTTTTATACCAGTCATTTGATCCCCAAAGTGAACCTCTGCAGATGTAGCGTTGCTACTGTTTATTAAATTAGCACAGTATTTGTTTTCTTTTCTATAAAATCCTGAATATAACCTATCAAAACCTGGGTTTTGAGTTCCAAAAACAGTTAAGTAATCAGACTGTGATACATAAGTGGAAAAGAATAAAACAGAGTTTATTAAAATGTTAACTGGTAAACTTAAAACTAAATCGCCAGATGTAGTATTAAAAGAAACCACAGTAGTTCCAACAGGTATACCGTCACCACTTACTTGACCACCAGCTGCTATAGTACCTACTCTATTTGTTAAATTAACGTTAGTAGTTGTTGATGGTGCACTAGCGTTAGCAGTAGCTTCGACTAAAACATATTCTCCTTCGCCATAACTATTTATTTGAGCCGTGGTGTCATTTGATGTTGTCCAGCTACCATCTACTGCTTTTGTAACTCCTGTAAAGTCAGATGTAAATGAAGAACACTCCCAGCCGTTACTTCCTTCGTAGCTAATAGTTTTAAAAGTTTTAGAAGAAGTTACATTAGGATTAAAAACAAATGTTATATTACTATCATTATCTATTCCATAGAAGTTACCTCTGTTAACATCATAAGAATAATGTCTATATAAACCAAGCGTACCTCCAAAGAAAAACTTAATGTCATTTGTATATGTTCTTGGTGGTAATATAGTAACTACACTAGTTGCTGCATCAAAAGCAGAAACAGTTCCAAGCTCTATATAATTACCTGGCGCACTACACGGTACAGCAATACAACCTTCAACAGTAGATCCAGGTACTATAGCACCATTTATTGTACTAGGTATTAACTGAAAATCTGATTGTGGTTGAGGTGCGGCAGCATTTCCTGTAGTAGTAGCTATACCAGTGGCACCTATGGTTTTAACTGAATAAAAGTTATTTCTTAAACTAAACATTTGATCTGGTTCGTAAGAATAAAAACTCACCCAACCTTGCGCTCTTTCGTCAAAACTTAAAGTATTGTAATAATTTCCACCGTCATCTTGAAGAGACACAACGTATTCATTGTTATATATATCGTAAGCACCTATTACTTTACCTTGACTCCAAGCGTTATTTACTAAGTTTAAATTATCTCTAAAATAGTCTTTCATACCATATGCAGATATTTCTTCTATTCCAGATCCAGATAACCTTAATATAGCATTGTTGTTGGCGTCTGCAAAGTATTTTCTTGTTCCGTAAACCGCAAAGCTTTCAGGGTTTGTTGATATACCATATTTACCCGCATAAGGTTGTATAACACCTATAACTAAATTACTAGCAGTAACTGTTCCACCGCCTTCAGCAGCATATATAGCATCTTTATCAATTAAAGCTCTACTTACTTTTAACTCTTGAAATATATTTAAATTAGTATCTTCTGCATATAGTTTTTGAATACTACCATTTGCTGGATCTGTAGCTTTTGTTATATCCTCACCTACTGAAAAAACATTAGTTTGATTAATACCTGTTCTAGAGTTAAATATGCCAGAGTATATTAAAGCGTTAAATCTTCTAGTTCCTTTTGGTTCTTCTTCTACTATATAAGCTTTTGCACCAAAATCAACAGTAGTATTGTTAAAACCACCTCTAATTCTAGATTCTTCAATAGCCCAAGTGTCTGGACCTCCAGTTGTAGCTACTGACAAAACAGGGTAACCTCCTAAATCTTTAGGTACACCAAAAGAACCATTCCAAACAGGTCTGTTTGTCTTGTTTACTTTTTTTAGTATAAATGTGTTGAAGTATTTTACTTCTATTATTGCACCTGCCATATTTAATTATTACTTATTTTTTAAATAAATTACTTTAGATTAATTCAAACTCTAAATTACTATAATTTTGCACTTCACCTTCAATACCCGCGTATGTAATTTGAGCTAAATAATTAGCCTCATACCATTCATTAGAGTTGTTAATACAGTCTGCGGGTAAAGTGTGTTTTAGCTCTGGCCTGTTCTGGGAAAATTGAAAACCTTGATCACATGTGGGATTCCAGCAATACCATTGACTACCGGTTCCGGCCCAAGGAGAATAATTTAAAGTTCTTTCTAATTGCTCTAAATCTGTATTAAAATACCAAGGACTACCATAATATGTATTTTCAGAATTATTCCACCATTCAGCCCAATCTTCATAATTTTGATGATCACCTCCGTAGAAATAAATTTTATCACCAACTTGTGGCGTGTAGTTAACTCTATTTGTATTACCATCTACTCCACCTCCTTGTAAACACATTGCTTGAACATTACCTGCAATGTTAATATCACCAGCAGTTCCACTAGAATTAGGAGTACAAGTCCAAGTAACCATTTTATTGTTATCTAAATCACCAGACAAAGCTATTGGGTAAGTTGTATAGCAAACAGGGGGTAAATGAGGTGTTCCTACTTCAGTTTGTGGAACAACTTGAAATCTCATCAAAGAATGTGGAAATTTACCAGAAATCATGTTTATACTCATTGTTGTTCTTCTATTGTCATTACCATTACTAAAAGGTGTATTTCGTAATCCTCTTTGTCCGTCTAAATCAATTGCTGTTATTTCTGCAATTCCATAAACCATTATATAAGCTGTTCCAACTGTTGATCCAGCCGTTCCAAACTCTATCATATTAGGAGATGTTGTCTGTATAACCCTATTGTTAAAACTATCAGGATTATCAAATGGTATTATTATTGGTGGTGAATCTAAAGATAAAGAAGAATCTACACCATATCTAGTTGTTAGTGCTCTACTAAATCTACTAAAAGGTCTATCTCCAGATTGAGCAGTTGCGCCTTGTTGACTTTCAAAACTATTATTAAAAAATCCAGCAGCATAAGCAAAATAACCAAATTGTGAAGGTAATAAACCTGGTATACCCCCAGCACTAGTATCTATTAAAGTATAAGGGTGACCAACAGGTCTCATGTTAATGCGATAAGTACTTCCTTTTGTAGCATCACTACTAAATTGGGTACTACCTGTATTGTAATATGTTACTCCTTGATAAAAAGGTCCTTGTCCAATATAATTATCACCTCCAAAGCTAGAAGTGTTTTGTGCCGCAGGTTGACTAAAATAATTACCCCAGCCACCCATTGTTTGCACAGAATGTATAACTTTATTTTTAATTATATCAGTAGGTAAGTCTAAAGACATGTCTACCTCTATAATTAAATCTTGAAAATCACCGGCGTCTTGAACTCTTATTATAACATAATACGTTAAAGCTTGTAATGTTGGATCATCAGATTTGTTATTAATAAGTGTTCCACTAGGCGTTAATGAAAATATAGGTTCACCATCTAATAAAGCATCAGGCGCGTCTTGAGTAAAAGAACCTATTTTTTGTCTATATATAAAAGGTGATGGTGGCGTAAAATTAGTATAACCAACATAGGATTTATCTAGTTGATCTAAAGCTGTATTATTAGCTCCGTTTACACTTTGAACGTCGAGTATATTCTGTTCGTTTCTTTTGGCTTCACATAAAATTATGTTAGGTGAAACTGGAATTGCTGGAAATGTTAATGGGGATCCAGCTATTACAGAATCAATTTGCGTAACAGTTGTAAAATATGGAGCAACGTTTCTTAAAGAAGCTGTTTCTGTTATTTCAGTGACTTGACCTTCTACAACAGCGTTAAACTTAAATGTAAAATTTCTTAAAGGGTTTGTTTGCTCACCCGCGACATCATACATGTAAAATATATTATCGTAAAAATTTACAGCTGTATCTGTACTATCTGTTGTTCTTATTTGCCAAGGGCCTTCACCTGTTGTTCCAGGACTAGTATCTCTTAATATAAAATAATTAGGACCTGTTGTAGGTGTGCTAACAAAGCCAGTGTATACAGATTCACCAAGACCATTTTCTACATCTATTAAAAATAATCCATCACCATTAGCAATCATGGCTGGAGTTAAAACTATATCAGCCCCAAAGTCATTAACTAAATTAAAAGGCGCAGCTAATATATCTGACTGTGCCACAAGTCCTTCATTAAATGTATCATCATTCCAACCACCTATGTTAGCGGCAGCAGGTTCACTTTGATTATTTATTATAGTACTATTTAAATCTGATATTTTACCACTAGTAGATGTTTCCCAAAAAATATCTAATAAGCTTTCTACAGGTTCAGTTTCATATATAGCTAAATATTGTAGTCCAGGTTTAGCTAGTATAAATGGAGGTCCTGTAGTAGGATTTATAGAAGGAACAAATGTTAAGTCTACACCAGCTTCAATAGCGATGTCAAAAAAGCTTGACAATCTTTTTATAGTTAAAGTTCCAGGTGTGCCAGGAGTAAAACTATCAACGTAAACGCCTTCAGGTAAGTCTCCGCCAAAAACTAAATCACCTGTGTTTATGGTTCCAACAACTTCATTTAATTCTATTGTAAAACTTGGAGCAGAAGGTGGAATAAGCGTCGCTACTTTTGCCGCTGCCGGAGCGTAATTAGTTTGTGAGGTTTGACCTATCTGTTTATCTGTACTTATTCTAGCTATTAAAGGACTTGAATCTAAAGCATAAAACTGTGGAAAAAAGTTTGGTTGTAGCGGTTTTATTGGATCATAATCAAACAAATCAATAACAGTTGATATTGTTGAAACAGTATCAGAATTAGTATCAGGATAGTATTGAGTGGTTGAAGAACCTGGATTTGTATCAATTATTATTGTAGTGGTGTTTTCTACTCTACCAAACAATTGTACAGAACTTCTAAATTGTTTTTGTTCTGGTCCAACTTCTGTTAAATCTCTAGGTACTTTATTAATGTTGTCGTTTATTAACACAGTGTGAGATGTGTTACCTATTTCTAATAATTCATCTTCAGGATACCCAGCCATTATACCAGGTAAATAAACATTATAATATTCTTGCTCTGTTTGTTTTACTACTACTTTATATGAGTACCAACCTAAAGGATTATAATTAACACTAGTCGTGTCGCCATTGTAGATGTTAGATGTTATTGGTTCGTTAACTAGTAATTTTATAGAATTACCTTTCCATTCATCTTTGTCTACGCCTTCATCTATGTAAGGTGAATACAATGTTGAACCTATGTAAGAAACACCATTAACAGTTAATTCTTCTTTACTGTTTGTTAGTATTACACTTGATTGTCTTCCGTATCTATCTGACAAAACAAAACCTACTTGATAGTTTCTATTTGTTTTAACAGAGTGATTAGGATATTCTATTACGCTTGTGGAATTTTCAGTAGTGCCACCTGGTTCAAGTATAAAAATTATAACTCCGGCAGGTAAAACAACATTTTGATCTAAAGTTATATTTGCAGTAAAACCAGGACCTTGACCATTATTATCTGTAGATGTAACTATTGTTCCATCAGGTATATTTACTCCATAAGTAGAAGATGTTATAACCATACCAGCAAAAAGCCCATCTGGTGGATCTACTAGTTTAGTAAACTCTACCTGTATAGTATCTCCAGCTAAAAAAGCACCACCTGCAAACGCAGGAAGAGTAGCAGCCTCAAATGTTCTAACAGAAAAATCAGATTTTTCAGTAACAGCTACATTGTAATTTATAAAATCAGGTGGATCAATTTTATTTAAAAAATTACCATACATTACTCTATTGCCAGCTACTTCTTGAGCTAATGCTTTTACAGGAACTTTATCATAAACTCTTATTAATTCAGACTCAGGTATCGTTTTAGTAGGTTTAGAAGATTTATAATTATAGTCAAAATAATTTAAATCACCTACTATTAAAACTTGAGCATCTTGTAGTCCAGGACTAGAAACATCTTGATCTAAAATTATTTCACCTGATACTGGGTTGTTTGGGTTATCTGGTGTAAAGCTAACTAATGTTGTTACGTCTGGAATATTATTACCTGTAACAATATCACCTACATTTAGTTTACCTTTAATATTTTCTACTACAATAGGTGTACCAGCCGTGATTATACCTGCTGGTGAAGGTTGATCACCTTTTATTAAACAAGTACCTGAACTTTCTGTAACATCTTGCACTGGAATAGTTTCAATAGCCTTTACAGTTAGCCCATCAGACTCTTTATAAAGTATGTCTATAGACTTAAGTTTTAAAGCCTCTTGCATATCGTAACTAGTAAAAGGAAGTGGTATTCTAAGATTTATATCGTTTACTTTGTTTTCTACAAAATAAACAACAGTACTTCTATAAGCTTCTTCTTGATCATCTACGTCTTGTACACCTTCTTTTTTAACATACAAAAAATAACCATCTTGCTTAGGTATAAAAGCTATTTGAGTAAATGGGGCAAATATAGAATAAGTATTATCTTGGTATTTAAATCTATAACTAAATCTTACAAATTTACTTTCTAAATAATCTTTATCTCCAGAAAAAGTTGCATTGTAGTAAGGATTAGGATTTATTATAATTTGATATACTTCCGTACCACCTGTAATATTAGGAAAAACTCCACCAGTTATTGTTATAGTCCACTCATTTAAAGCAGCGTCATATGTTGGTGGATTACCTGGATCTAATGTAGCGCCCGTAATTGGAACTATATCACCGCCAGCTGAGGTTATATAGCCTATAGTTGCTGTTGTACCGTAAACACCGTTAGGATTCATTATATCACCTATTACAGAGCCAGCGTCTAAAGTTATACTAGCAGCAGAAACATAAGGACCAGTTTTTCTACCTAACCCACCGTTTGGTAAAAACTTACTACTAACATCTTTCATTGTGGTTTCAAAATTACCAGGATCTAATAAGCTTTCTTGATACAACTCCATACACTTATAAGGGTTGTATTTAGCAACAGATATTTGGTCTTCTGTTTGATAATACGTTGGATTAATATCTCCAGCTCTAGCGGATGGAGCCAATGAAACATCTATAACCCTAGGCTGATTCCTATTGTCTGTCCAAAACAACAAAGTTTCTAATATGTTTACACCTGTTATTATGTTTAATTTAGAAAAATTTAAAAACGCGCCTCTTACTAAAACGGTTGAAACCTCCGTTAAAGTATTATATGATAATATAAAATGATTAGCATTTGGATCATACGTTGATAAAGAATTGTTTGTAAAAAACAAATATACCGTGCTGTTTATTTCATCTGGAAAATTTCCTATACACTTTAAACCACCTGTAACAAGTAAATTGTTAAGATCTAATATTTCAACATTACCAAGAGTGTTTTCTAAATTACCCACTTGAGCGCCTTCAGACTTACTTACTTGTACGTTCTGAGCATCTCTATATTCACCATTTGGCAATATACGAGCGTCCAAGTCTTTATTCATCTTAGACTTTATAAAAGTATTTTGAACTTTAGCCATTAAATTTTAGTGTTTTATCCATTTAGATTTACCTCTCATTACTTGAACAAATTCGTTTAGTTTAATGTTAGATAATCTTATTTTAGCATTTCTTAAAGCAGCGCTTTTATCTTTTCTGTATCTTTGTACTACATACTCCTGAACATTAGCTCTTGTAGACAATAAATAATAAGATATACTTTTGTACATAGCTTCTTCAGCCATTTTAGGAACTTTAGTATCCAGGTCATAAGCTAAACCGTCTGATATATACTCAAGAACAATAAGCTTGTTAACACAGTTGCTTGAAAAAGTAAACTTACCTTCTCTTTCGTTTATACCAAACCAACCATTGGCTTGTGAGTATTGAGGATCCAAACCGTATAATCTTCCCCAATTAAAAGGACCGTTCATTCCATAATTGTCCCATGCGTATCCAAAGTCTTCGTAGTTTTCATACCATTGACCGTTTATTAATTTAACGTTTGCGTTTCTCCATCTTTCTTCAGTAATAGAAGTACCTTCTGTGTCGCTACCTAAACTATCTTGTATTGGAACACCTGATTCATCTTGTAGCAATTTGTAATAAGGATTTGTTGTTAAATTGTTTGTTGGATATAAAGGTCTTTTAACGCCAAAAGCGTCTATATATGACAAACTGACATAGTTTACATAGTCCTGAGGTATTATAACAGAAAGAGAATCTGGAACTGTAAGCTCAGATGATTTTATACTTTTTAAAGTATCGTAGCTAAATTCTTGTAATGATCTTTTAGCAAAAAATAAAATATCAGATTTTTTAGCGGTTTGTATTAACTTACCATCACCAACATATCCTACCATGTAATTATTTATAATATCATGTAGTGTTACGTATTGATAGGATCCATAATTGTTTTCAACTGTTTGACCAAAGGCTTTTTCGTTAGCTGTTTGACCATACTTACCACCATCTAATGATTTTAATTGAACAACTATAAAGGCATTTGAACCTGGAGGTGCTACTAACTTTATAACATTGTTTGTTACAATTAATTGTGTCACCCATTCTGACCAAGATCCTGCTATACCAGTAGGACTCGTATAAACTTTAAAATTATTTAAAACATATTCAGAATTAGCGGGGTCCCAACTATCTGTGTTACCTAAAATTAGATCTGTGTCAAATGTTGTTGTAAATTCTTGGTTAGCATCATTAGTTACATTGCCTTTAAATCCTTGTGATCCAGCGTAATATTGTTGATTTGTTTCTGTTACTAAACTCATTTATTTAAGATTTTAAATTTGCTTCAACAGATTTTGATTCTTGTTCAGCTGTTTGTATTATTGTTGGATCTTTTATTATTATACCACAATATTTTAATATATTTGTTATAATGTTTGGTTGCTCTGATATATCTAGTTCAAAATTTACAGAAGCACCTCCATTAAAAAGATATTGACCTTGAGGTCCTACGTTAAAACCCCATTTAGGAGGCGTGGGTTTAATAAGACAGTTTATGTTAACACTAGTTGGCTGAGGAAAAACATTGACAATTAATTGTCCAAACACAGCATCGCCATTTCCAAGAGCGTAGGTTGTAGTGCATATAGGAAACTTTTTTGTAGGTTTAGTTAATTTTGATCTAATTATTTTTTCGTAATCTTTTTTACTAGTCAACTGTGTTATAGAATCAAATTGTGGTTGTCCTTTATATGTAGATATTATTTCACCTAACTTATAAATAGGTAAAAGAGTGTAAAAGCCAAAAGTAACACTGTCTAAAGAAAATTCAACATTTCTTTCAAAAGGGTATAATTTATAAGATATGTCCTTAAACATGTCAAAAAACTCTGTATCATTTTGAGTGTTGTTTTGATTTACTCTATTAACTTGATTACCATCAGGAAAGTATGATTGGAAGATTTCGTCTTGTACTTGTGTTGCTAAACTGTTAAATTCAGCTGGAGTAATATAACCTCTTTGTTCTTTGTTTATAATATACAAGACTGTTTGATATACCGTGTTTATATTTACTGCCATTTATTTATTTTTTTATATACTAAAAAGGCGGCCGAAACCGCCTATATATTAGTATCACTTGTTTTTATAGTTTTTTATCTATAGATCGATAAATTTCTACACCTTCATCTGTTTTCAAAAAAGCAGCAAAGGCTGAGTATGGATTTTCATCAAAAGGCACGTTCATTAATTTTCTACCTGTTGATCCCCAAGTAAATGTTCTTTGATCTCCAGAAAGCTTTATTATGTTAGCTTCTGTAGCTTTAATAGCAAAGTTTCTAAGTTGAACATTTTCATCACTAGCTAAGCTAATAAACAATTTTGGATTATGTCTAGCGAATAAAAGTAAATCTCTTTTTAGTTCTTTAGAATCTAAGTCATTTACTTTTGAACCTAATTCAACTCTAAGAATAGCTTCAGCCATGTCTAATTCCATAGATCTAGCAGCATTCATAGCGTCTATTTGCATATCTAAAACATTTAACTCATCTTTAGCTACTTCTACTGAATTAAACTCATTATATATTCTACCTTTTAATGGGTGATATAATGATAAAAGCTTTTGCAAGTTTTGCTTTGATTCAGGTACTACTAGTTTACCGTTTTTAAACGTAATATGTCCCATAGTACATTCACCTTTTTGTTCATCAACCAAAGGTGAGTCTTGATTTGTCGCGTATCTTATCTCTCTTTGTTTACCAGTAGATCTATCAAAATATAATAAAGAATGTTTTTTTGTATGTTTACCAGGTATCGTATGGGTTAAAGGTGTTTTGTTTCCTTTTAAAAAATAAATTCTATCTTTTATTTCCCACTCTGGTTTTGTTTCTTTTTTTGGTGCAGTTTTTACTGCTACTTCTTGAGGTGCAACCTCAATTGTTTCTTCTGCTTTAGCTTTTTTAGCCATAATATAATAAAATTAAATAGTTAATAAAAGTAAGAATTACCCCTGAAGTTATATCAGGGGTAAAACCTACAATGCAATTATACTCCTTTGAATAATACAAAGTTGTTAGCAGCTTGAGTTACTAAACATCTTTCTGATAGGAAGTTTACTTCCATAGCATCAAGAGTTGAAGTAAATGCACCACCAGCAGAACCAGTTAACCAAGACTTCATTCTTCTGTCGTCAGCTTGTGAAGCTCTATAACGAACGTGTAAGAATGGTCTACGGATATTAGTTCCTAAGATTTGATCATAAACTGTAGAAGTTCCAGCAGGTACTAATACTCCTTCAATTGAATTTACTCCATTGATAGCACCTCTTGTAGAAGCATCGTTTAAGTATTTCCAATCAGTTTTGTAAAAGTCGTAAGAACCTCTTCTGAATCCAGAGAATCCAAGGTTAAGAGCCATTTCTTCTGAGTTTTCAAATAAACCGAAAGCAGTACCACCAGCGAATCCACCAGAGATATTAGCTAACATATCGTCAAAATCAAGAGAAGTTTGTCTTTGTAAGAAAAGCATGTTTTCTTCAATAGCGCCTTGAGTATCTAAGTTTTTCAAAATATCATCAAAATCGTCAATACCAGCAGCAGCAGTGAATCCAGACTGTACATTACCTCTTGAGGTAATAGCAGCGAATAAACCTTCTGAACCTGGGTTAACAGCAGCTGTAGCAGCAACTTGATTATATTCTGCTTCAACCATAGACATTTCTAGGTAATCTTCAAAACGTAGTCTTGTTTCAGACTCAGCTTTTAAGTACCATAAATATCCAGATGTTCCATCTTCAGTTGCAACTTCAACCCAACCGATTTGTGCCATATCAGAGCCGTTAACAACGTATTGGCTTCTTAATATTAGCGGTGAGTTAGAGTATTGAGTAAAGCTTGGATCTACAGATATTCTTCGTTGGTCTGCTCCACCAGCAGCAAAAGCACCATCAGTACTTTGTCCTTTTTGGTAATCAGAACCATAAACAAATATCTTTAAACCTGTAGCGCTTAGTCCTAAAGCAGGAGCTACACCAAATAAAGCAACGTCACTAAAAGGTTGTACGTTAATTACTTGTGCACCTAAACCTGAAGCGGCATAAGCACCAGAATCTGTAACAATACATTTAGACTCTAATCCTGTAGCAGGATCAAGAATTACAATAGTATCGTTAATAGATATTACATTTGTTACGCCACCTGCTAAAGTTAAGTCAGCAGTTGTTCCAGCAGCGTTACCACCAGCTACACCGTCGTACGCAATATGTAATCTATTTTGCTCAGACCAAATTACTTGATCAGATGTCATTGGCATTTCAGCGCCAACCATTCGCAAGAATCCAGATAACGTTCTGTTTCCATAACGTTCTACTTCTTGTTCATAAACCTCTGGTAGGTACTGTTGAGCGAATGAATCGCCACCACTACCAGGTCCAGCAGGACCACCAGCGTTAAATTGTAGGTAGTTACTATTCAACAACTCTTGATTTTGAGATGGAATAATACTACCAAATTGAGGAATTAAACTCATGATTAATAGTTTTTAATTAGTTAAATTTTCTTGTTTTTATTTTAAGTTTTGTAGAATCAGCACCACTTATAGATTTAACTTTTAGACCATTTAGATACACTTCGCCCTGTTTAGAGCGCGCTTTAGAGTCGCTTAAATTCTTAGAATTAGAAACAACTTCTTTAACCGCATCTGCCTTGCCTTGTTCGTAAAAATGAGTAGCAATTTTATCTACATTTTCAGCAGCGTAAATAGCTTTATGATAACCATGAGTATCACTAACATTACCTTCCTTGTCAAGGAACTTCCCCACTAAGTTATTTATGTTAGATTGTTTTTCGGCTACTGCATCAGTATTTTGAATATTATATTTAAATCTTTTTTCACCAACGTTTATATCGAAACCTTCGAAGTTATTAGTAAATAAATTTTTAGTATTTTTCTTAAATTCACTATGCTGTTGCGTTGCAATTTCTTGCTGCTTGTTGTATCGGTTGAAAAACTCCATAGCTTTTTGTTGTTCTTGAGTTACGCCCGGTCTCAACTTGATCTCGTCGTAATATTTATTTTTCAAGTCATCTAAATAGCTTTTTGCTTTTGCAACTTCTTCTTTGTACGCAATTTTTTTCTTGCGTATATCTTTTTGTTCGTCAAGATCTTCATCGTATGAAAAATCTTCTAACAAAAGATCAATGTCTTCACCTTCTAAATAAGGTTTATTTTTCTTGTAATATTCTTTTAGTAACGTTGTGTTATCAACATTAGAGTAGTCAGCGTTTAATCTAGCGTAGTCTTCTATTGTACCACCTGTTTCTTTCATAAAGTTTACAAGTTTTTCTATATTTTCAGGTAAATCAATAGTTGGTTTATCAACTACTTTAACCTCTTCTTGTTGAACTTCTTGCTTTACTTCTGATTTATTTTCTTTAACTACTTCTTTGATTGGAGAAAACCCTTCAGTAGTCTCGTTGGACTCTTGTACAGGTTCTCCCATCTCTGTGCTATCTCCGGATGGTTTTTCCACAGGTACCTCCTTTGTTTCTCCGATTTGAATGGCATCTTCTTCTTTTTTTGCAATTACTACTTTTTTAACATCTGGCTCTAGTTCAACTAAAGGTTCTTTTGGATTAACATTAACCTTTGTCACTGATTCATTTTGTGTTTTGTTTAATTGCTTTAATTTAGTTTTTTTACCTTTTAAACTAAATTCACCTTCCTGTTTAACAGGTTCATTTGTTTTTACTTCTGACATAATATAATATAATTAAATAATTAATAATACAGTTTAAATAACTGTTGGAAATGGCTGTAATGAATTTTCTGTTTCAAAATCAATAGGACCAGTTTCGTTTTTTCTTTGACTTATCATTTCGCTTTGTTGAGTCGCTTGAAGTTTAGTTCTTTTATCTTTTCTATCTTCAATTTTACTTTCTTTTTCTTGCATTGCTTTAACTTCAATCTGCTTCAATTGCATATCGTAATTAAATTTAGTTTGTAGTTTTTGTTGTTCTATTTGAGCGGCTATTTGCATTCTTTCTATTTCAAATTGACTTTTAGCTTTTTCATATTGAACATTAGCACCTGATATTGCTTCTTGTTTTTGAACTTCAGCCAATGCTGTTTTTTCAGCTGTTTCAGCTTGAGCTTGTGCTTGTGCCTGTATATTAGCTTGTTGATTAGCTTGATCACGTTCTTGCTTTTTACTACGCTTGATCTTAAGCATTTGATTAGCTAGTTTAAGATTTTTAATTTGTCTTAAGTCTATAGCGTCTTCTAGATCAATACCCCCGCTTTTTAATGCAACTTGTATATTTTCTTCTAATTTAGCCTCTTCTTCTTCATCAGGTTCTAATTCTAAATAAATACCAAAATCATGAAGATTTAAATTATTTATTTCTTGTAATGTTCTAACGTTAAATGTAGATATAGAATTTTCTAATGAAGATCTAGTTAATGGAAACTGTAATGCATCAGCTACTTTTAAAGATATATTTTCAGCTAACTTTAAAGTTAAATATAAACTAGATTGTTTTATGTGTCTAGTGGCTACGTTAGAGGCGTTAGCAGCTAGTTTTTGTAAACCAACTAAAGTTGATTTATCTGGAGTGCTTCCATCTCTAGCTTCATTTAAGCCTGTTACATCTCTTATCATTTGCAAGTAATATTGATAAGTTTGAATTAAACTTGCTATTTTAGCATTACCACCACTACTTTGTAACTCTTTAATAGGAACTTTACCTTGATTAAACTCTCCATCTTGCGTGTAGCTTCTACCAACTATACTACCAGTTTGAAAATACATGTTTAACGCTTCTGCTGGATTATAGTTAGTACCATTACCAAGGTCAACTTCTGCAAGCCCGTCCATGTCTAAATAAACACCATCTGGAACCATGCGAGATAATACTTGTTGAAGTTTTAAATGCGTTAACTGAATCATGTCGGCAAAACCAATACACTTGCTAACTAAACTTTCTATTCTACCTTTGTAAATTCTAGGCGCGCAAATAGCATAGTTCATTTCTACTTTTGTAGTGTCAGCATAAGGTCTTGACATATTTTCAGCCAATTCCCATTTAAGCATGGTATCAGTTCCTAATACTTTAGCTCCGCTGTATAAAACCTCTATTGATCTAGATACCCTTTCAAACATGTCATTTTCAGGTGGATCAAAAGTATCAGGTTTTTCAATAGCTTTCATTAAGCCTTGATCTGTTTGCTTTATTTTAAACACTTGATCATGATAAGTTTTGTAATCAAAATATAAAACTTGAACTGTATTTTCATCATAATCACCCCAGCCAGTTATATAAGATCTATTGCCTGGCATAGCTTGTATTCTCTGTAATTCTTTATCAGTTATATGTGGAAATTCTTTTTTAAGCTCTGGTATTGTAATAGCTTTTAATTCACCAACATAATATATATCTTCAAAGTTAGGATCCTCAGTATATGAATAAACCATATAAGCTGGATCAACATAATCTACAGTAACACCATTTGATGTATTAAAATTAGTTTTAGCTGCTGCTATACCGCAAACCGCTAGATCCATATTTAATCTACGTCTTGTTAGATCATATTTATTTTGAGCAAAAACAGATGATATAGCTTCTTCTTCTGCTATTTCTATAGACTGCTTATAACTTAATTGCATGTGTAATTCTAATTGCTCTTTGTCTTCTGGAACTACATCCATGCTAGGGCTTTGATATAAGTCAACGCCTAGTTTTTCTTTTAAAGAATCTAAATATTCTCTAGCAACCATATCTTCTTGTAATTTAGAAGCATATAGAGTTCTTTTTTTAACAGACTCAGGATCTTGGGCGTAGGCTTTTATATCGTAGCTTTTAGATGATATACCATTAACAACAATATCTACAAACTTAGATAAAATAGGAACTGGTTTCCAGTCTAAATTAAGATAAGACAAATCACCGTTTATAGACAATTCATCTTTATATTTCTGTATACTTTGCTCTCCTCTAGCATATCTACGTAACTCATGGAAGTTATTCCAACTGGTTAAATATCTATTACCATTAGTTCTACCTTGACTAAACCACTCTTGTTCTATTGCTTGAGCAACTTGACTTCCGTATTCCATACTAGATTTCTCAGCAGTGCTTACTACCTGACTTGGAAACGGACTGTTAGTGTTAGTATATATATTCATTTAACTTATAATTTTTGAAGTAATTCCTTTATTATCGTATCTTTTAAAACCTAAATCTAAAGATTTAATTTCTCTTTGGGCTCGTGGTGTATATCTATTTTTATTACAAGCCATTAAAGCTAAACCACTACTAATAGAAGCATCGTGTTTTGTTCTATTGTTTATATTAAAAGTAGCCCAATCTTCTAGTGTTCTTTGAAAATATATATCTCCATATCCATTTTCTTTTAAACCTACAAAATGCTCTATATATGTTTCTATAGCCGCGGCATGAGCTTGTTTTATATCTTCGCTAGAGTTAGGTATTCCACCTATTTCTCTTTCTGTAACAGATAATTTATTTCTTTTTTTATCAGGTCTATTCATTGCAAAACCTCTATAACCTCTACGTTTAAAATGATACAAAAGTCTTGGTTTGTTGTTTTCTACTAATATTGGCATACCGTAAAAAACACAAGCCATAAGTACATCTTCAAAAAATGTTTCAGCTGTTTGAGGTCTAGCTATATATTCTAAAAAAAAATGATTAGGTGGTACATCTAACATACTAAACTTAGTTAATCCATGTAGCGATCCTTTAGATCCTCTACCATCAACAGTTCCAGATATATCGTATGGATCACATCCAAACGCGCCTAAATGCTCGTTACCAGGATAATTAATACCGTTTTTTATATATCTAACATTTTGAAGTTCAGCTGGTGGAACCCACGTTATTTTAAATCTACCATTTTTATTAGGCATAAATATAACCCTGCTATCTTGCTTAGCATTTTCCCATTGAAAATTACCAGTTGTTACCGCTAATTCGTTTTTAGAGTCTTCATTAAAATCTATCTGCTCATAAATTTTAGTTAGATTAAATAAAGATTCTTTTGATTCATCTCTAAAAGCGTGTTTTTCAGTACGAGGAAATTGTCTGTAAAATTCATTTAAACCATCTTGATCTTGCTTTAAACCTTCTACTTCATTATTCCAATACTCTATTACACCTTTTTTTATTGCCTGTCCATGAGGTCCGACAACTTGTTTTTTTGGTGTATCGAATACAGGTATGCCATAAGAATCAATGTATCCTTCGTAGTTCCATTCCATAGGTATGAACAAAGAATAGAGTCCTGAGCGAGTCTGTCCGTTGCTGTTTCTTTTTGTAACGTCTGAGTCGTCATATAATTTTTTAAAATTTCTACCACCTTTATCTAAAGCGTTTGATGTTGATCCCATCATACACTTACCAATTACTCTACTACCTAATCTAAGGGTGGTTTTCGTAACACGCCAGTTGTTGAGGATGTTGTTCGGCTTCTCCCATTTCCCTGATTCATCATGAACGAGGAGTTTGAGTTTCTCCCCATCGTAGGAGTTATCACCGGTGTTTTTCCAGTCGATAGTGGTGTCCAACCCTTGTAAATCCTCGTCGGCTTCGTCGTTGGTTGCGGTGAGTTTTCTACGGGTAAACTTACTTGCTGGGACCCTGTAGGCAAGCTCGGTCTTTGGACGGTCCATTCCGTCCTGGGTCGGTTTGAAAAAGAAGGGGTAGTTAACTGATATGGGTACCACCTTATCGGTAAACATCTTCTTGGCATCAGGCCCAGACTTCGATAAAATACCATATCTTGAGTCAGAGGATATGGTC